TCAGATGTATAAGCTCCTCCAACAGAACCAGTTACCCATGATTTCATTCTTCTATCGTCAGCTTGTGCAGCTCTATAACGAACGTGTAAGAATGGTCTACGGATATTAGTTCCTAAGATTTGATCATATACAGTAGAAGTACCAGCAGGTACAAGAACTCCATAAATACCAGAATTTGCAACGGCTCCACGAGTAGATGCATCATTTAAATATTTCCAGTCAGTTTTGTAAAAATCATAAGAACCTCTTCTAAATCCAGAGAATCCTAAGTTTAATGCCATTTCTTCAGAGTTTTCGAATAAACCGTAAGCAACACCACCAGCAACTCCAGAAGATAATGCAGCAAGCATATCATCAAAGTCAAGAGATGTTTGACGGTTTAAGAATAACATGTTTTCTTCAATAGCTCCCTGAGTATCTAAGTTTTTCAAGATTGAATCAAACTCAGTTAAACCCGCAGCGGCAGAGAAGTTATTTAATACGTTACCTCTTTCTTGAACAGCAGCGAATAAACCTTGAGTACCTTTTTTCAAAGCGGTTGCAGCACCTGATCCAGCAGTAGCTAATTCACCTTCAACAACAGCCATTTCTAAGTAATCTTCGAAACGTAATCTTGTTTCAGATTCAGCTTTTAAATACCAGTAGTATCCATTAGCTCCGTCTTCAGTAGCGATTTCTACCCATCCAATTTGAGCTGTGTCAGATCCATTAACAGTATATTTATTACGGATAATGATTGGAGAATTAGAGAATTGAGTGAATGAAGGAGTGATTGATTGATAATCGTCTCCAACTAAAGTAGATCCTTTTTCATACTCAGAACCAAAAACGAATATTTTAACTAAATCCCCAGCAGTAAAAGTTGGAGTTAATAAAGCTGTTGTATAAGAAGCTACGTCTACCGCTCCATTCCCAGGAGTTGGTTTACTAGTTACAATTGCTTTTAATTCAACGCCTGTAGTAGGGTTCATAATAACAATTGTTTGATTGATAGACAATACGTTAGCTACATAATCAGCAGGATTAGCAGGAGTAAGATCAACAGGGATTGTGATAGTATTTCCGTCAGTAATCACTACATCATTATAAGCAACGTGTAATCTGTTTTGTTCTGACCAAATAACTTGATCTGAGCTCATTGGCATTTCAGCCCCAACCATACGTAAGAATCCAGAAAGAGTTCTGTTTCCATAACGCTCTACTTCTGCTTCGTAGATTTCAGGTAAATATTGTTGTGCGAAAGATGAAAAATCAGGATTAGTTGGATCCGTGAAATTCAAATAGTTTGTGTTTAAAGCTTGTTGCTTCTGGGACGGAGTAATACTTCCGAACGTAGGCGTTACATTTGCCATAATTTTTTAATTTTGATTGTTAAATTTGTTTTTTATTTTCAGTTTTGAAGAATCAACGCCGTTAATTGCTTTAACTTTAAATCCATTAACAAATATTTCACCTGTTGACGTTTGTCTCGGGGTAGTTGGGATGTTGTTAGATTTTGCAATAACCTCTTTAATTGCGTCGGCTTTACCCTGCTCATAAAAATGATTTGCAATAGTGTCTGCGTTTTCGGCAGCATACATAGCTTTATGATAACCTTTCAAATCTGTAATTTCACCTTTGTCATTCAAGAACTTCTTGATTAGGTTGTTTATGTTTGATTGTTTATCGGCCACCGTTTCTGTGTTCTGGATTCCATATCTAAAATTTTTCTCTCCCAATTTAAAATCAAAACCTTTGAATTCTTGAGAAAAGAAATTTTTAGTACCATCCTTGAACTGCGAATGTAGTGTTTCTGCGTTTGCCTGTTCTTCGTTGTATCGGTTAAAAAAGTCCATTGCTTTTTGTTGTTCTTTGGATACGCTCGGTTTCAACTTGATCTCGTCGTAATATTTCCCTTTAAGCTCTTCCAAAAAGTTTCTGGCTTTTGCAACTTCTTCTTTAAATGCGAGTTTCTTTTTTCTGATGTCTCGTTCATCATCTAAATCTTCATCATAACTAAATTCATCTTCCATTAAGAATTCAATCTCTTCAGAATCTAAATGTGGTCTTGATTTTTTATAATATTCTTTAAGTAAAGCTTCGTTATTAATACTAGAATAGTCGTGACTTAATCTAACATAGTCTTCGACTGTTCCACCTGTTTCTTCCATAAAGGCAACAAGTTTATTAATATTTTCAGGTAATTCTTTACCGGTATTTCCTTGTACTTCAAGTGCTTTGTTTGCTTCTTCAACAAGTGTTGCCGTTGTAGTATCAACTTCTTCTTGAGTAATCTCTTGTATTACTGTTGTTACTTCTTCTTGGGCTGGAGTTTGAACGGTAACTGTTTGATGTTCTTCGTTTCTTTGCTCCACTTCTTGCAATCCCAATTCGGGTTGTTTTGTGCCCAACATGCTTTCATCTGTGTTTTCGATTTGAACGGCATCCTCTGGTGTTTTATTTGTTCTTAAGTCTACTTTTGAAATTTCGTTAGGTTTATTTAACTTTTTCATAGGAGTTCTCTTCTTTTGTAATTTAAAGTCTCCTTCTTGTTTTACTTGTTCTGACATAATATGATAATATAAAATTGGTTAATGTATTCTTATTGAGGATTAAACTGTGATAAGTCGAATCCATCATCACTACCTTCAAAATCTTTTGGTAAAGAATTATTTTTTCTTTGGTCTATTAATTCTGATTGTTGTGTTGCTTGTATCTTTGTTCTTTGATCTTTACGATCTTCAGCTTGCGCTTGTTTTTGTTGAGCAACTCCTAATTGCATTTGAGCAAGTTGCATATCATATTCAAACTTTTGAGCCATTTTTTGTTTTTCAATCATTAATTCTTGTTGCATTCTTTGTATTTCAAATTGAGACTTAGATTGCAATATTTGAATTTCCGTTTGTGCTAATGCTTGTTGCTTTTGTACTTCCGCTAATGCCGCAGCTTCTGATGCTTGTGCATTTGCTTGACCCTGCGCCGCAATATTTGCTTGTTGATTTGCTTGATCTCTTTCTAACTTTTTCTTTCTCTTATATTTTAAAGATTGATTAGCTAGTTTTAAATTCTTAATTTGTCTTAGATCAATTACATCTTCTAAATCAATTCCTCCTGATTGTAATGCAACTTGAATGTTCTGTTCAAATTGTACTTTATCTTCATCTTCTGGTTCTAATTCTAAGAATATACCAAAGTCATGCAAGTTTAAGTTCTCTATTTCTCTTAGAGTTTCCACGTTGGAAATAGATATACTTTCTATAAGCGACTTACGTGTTAATGGGAATTCTAATGAATCTTTAATTCTAAGAGCAATGTTTTCACATAATCTTAATGTTAAGAATAAACTTGATTGTAATATATGACGTGTTGCAGTGTTTGAACTTGCTGCCGCCATTTTTTGTAGCCCTACTAAAGCATCTCTATCTGGAGCACTACCATCTCTTGCTTCATTCAGTCCGGTTACGTCACGTATCATTTGTAAGTAATATTGGTAAGTACTTATTAAAGAACTTATCTTAGCATTCCCTGACGATGTTTGTAATTCCTGAATTGGCACTTTACCCGGATTCATTCCTCCATCCTGGGACATCGATCTACCAACAATACTACCTGTTTGGAAATACATATTTAATGCTTCCGCTGCATTGTAATTTGTACCATTGCCTAAATCAACTTCAGCTAATCCATCAACATCTACAAATACCCCGTCAGGAACCATTCTTGATAGTACTTGTTGTAATTTTAAATGCGTTAATTGAATCATATCTGCAAACCCTGTTATACGGCTTACTAATGACTCAATTCTTCCTTTATACATTCTAGGAGCACAGATGGTATAATTCATCTCTACCCTTGTAGTGTCGGCAAATGGTCTAGTCATATTTTCAGACAATTCCCATTTAAGCATTTTTTCTAATCCTAATATTTTTGCACCTGAATACAATACCTCGATTGATCTTGATACTCTTTCAAAGTTATCATTTGCTGGAGGATTAAATGTGTCTGGTTTTTCAAGTGCTTTTTCTAATCCTGTTTCAGTCTGTTTAATTTTAAAGACTTGATTAGAATATGTTTTATATTCAAAATACAATATTTGAACGGTATTGTCGTTTGTATCAGCTCCGTAATAATTACGAGTATAATTGGCATTGCCTGGAAATTTTTCTATTTCTTTTAAATCTGCATCACTTAAATACGGGAATTCCTTTTTAAGCTCCTCTAAAGGTACGGATTTAACTTCTCCAACATAATACAAATCCTCAAAATTCGGGTCCTCAGTATAAGAATAAACAAGATTAGCTGGATCAACATATTCAAGAACCACACCGTTAGCTTCATTCCAGTTTGTTTTAGCTGCGCCAATACCTAATACTGTTAAGTCATAGTTTAGTCTTCTATTAATTAAAGTATATCTATTGCGATCTAATATTTGATTTATTACTTCTTCTTCTGCAATTTCAATTGCTTGTTTGTAATCTAATTGTAAATGAATTTCTAATTCTTCTTTTGTTTCAGGTAATTCTTCTGGGTTTGGGGTATTATATAGATTAACACCCAATTTAGATTGAATGCTTTCTAATAAGTCCTTTGCCATCATATCTCTTATGATACCTTCGGCATATTTTGTTTTAGCTTGAACAGCTTCTGGATCTTCGGCATAAGCTTTGATCTCATAGTTCTTACTAGATATACCATTAACAACAATGTCTACAAACTTAGGTATAATAGGAATAGGTTTCCAATCTAAATTAAGATATGACAAATCACCATTAATAGATAATTCATCTTTATATTTTTGTACAGATTGTTCACCTCTTGCATAAAGACGTAAATTGTGAAAGTTTTGCCAGTTTGATCCCCACCTGTTACCTACTCCGCCACCAACTCTATCTCCACGAAACCATTCGTTTTCAATAGCTCTGCCGACTAAAGCCCCGTATTCATAACTTTGTTTTTCTTCATCCGGTACTACCTGACTAGGGAAAGAACTATTATTGTTTGTATAAATCATCTATTATATTATTTTTGAACTATAACCTTCATTATTATATCTTTTAAAGCTTAAAGGAACTTTCTCCTTTTGGAAATTGCTAGTTGGTGTATACATGTGTTTGTTACATGCCATTATAGCTAATCCTGAACTTATCGAAGCATCATGCTTTGTTCTATCGTTTATGTTGAACCTTGCCCAATCTTCTAATGTCTTTTGAAAATACATATCTCCATATGAATCTCCTAAATCGCCAACATGATGTTCTATATAGGTTTCAATTGCGGCCGCGTGTGCTTGTATAATATCTTGTCCTGAGTTTGGTATACCACCAATTTCTTTTTCAGCCGGTGATAATTTATTCCATACTTTATCAGGTCTATTCATTGAGAACCCTCTATAGCCTCTTCTTTTAAAATGATACAACAATCTTGCTTTGTTATTCTCGGCAAGTATTGGCATACCATAAAATACACAAGCCATTAATACTTCTTCAAAAAATATTTCAGCAGTCTGAGGTCTTGCAATGTATTCTAAAAAGAAATGATTTACGGGTACATCTTCCATTGAAAACTTTGTTAAACCATGAAGAGCGCCATTCGATCCTCTGTTGTCAACTGTTCCTGATATATCATAACTATCACAACCAAATGCGCCACAGTGTTCATTGCCAGGATATTTGTACCCATCTTTTATTATTACGCGGTTTTGCATATGTTTAGGTGGTACCCAAGAAATTAAGAATCTGCCGTCTTTATTTGGATAAAAACTCACTCTTGTATCCATCACACCCATATCCCATTGGAAGTTGCCACGTGTTAGAACGCCAGAGTGACGTAGATCTGCATTGTAATCAATTTGCTCGTATATTTTTGTAAGATTAAACAACGATTGTTTTGTTTCATCTCTAAATGCGTGTTGTTCAGTTCTTGGAAATTGTCGGTAGTATTCGTTTAGGCCATCTGAATCTGACTTTAAACCATCAACTTCATTCTGCCAGTGTTCAATAACACCTATTTCAATTTCGTTCCCATCAATTCCTTTAACGGGTCTTTCCGGAGAATGGAAGACAGGTAAGCCATAAGTATCAATGAATCCCTCGTAGGACCATTCCATAGGTATGAACAAACTATATAATCCTGAACTAGTCTGTCCATTGGCATTTCTTTTCGTAACATCTGAATTGTAATAAAGTTTCTTAAAGTTTTCTCCTCCTTTATCTAAAGCATTTGATGTTGATCCCATCATACACTTACCGATAATACGACTACCTAATCTTAAACAAGTTTTAGTAACCCTCCAGTTGTTTAATATATTATCAGGTTTAAGCCATTTACCACTTTCATCATGTACAAGAAGTTTTAATTTCTCTCCATCATAAGAGTTATCCCCTGTATTCTTCCAGTCAATTGTTGTGTCAAGACCATCAAGTTCTTCGGGGTTTTCATTATTATCTAATTTCTTCCTTGTAAACTTAGAAGCCGGTACTCTATATGCCAGTTCTGTTTTAGGTCTATCCATACCATCTTGGATAGGTTTAAAAAAGAAAGGGTAGTTGATTGATATTGGTACAACCTTATCGGTAAACATTGTTTTAGCATCACTACCTGATTTAGATAGGATACCAAACCTTGAGTCACTTGACATTGTAGCTTGATTAACTAATTCAGCAGAAGACATAAATGAAAAACCAGAACGTCTATTCTTTAAATAAGACATTCCGTAACATCTATAATCCGCTTTACAAGCTTCCCAAAATATAAAGAATAATCTATTTGATTCTCTAAAGTCTGGTGCACCAACGTCTATCTTGCTCCATTGCAAGTACATATAGTGTGTTCCTGTTATATATGTAGGAGTTCCATTACTGTAAAACGAAAAACCTTCATCTCTGTATTTAAATTCATTGTCAATGTAATCGTACCATTTTTCCTTAAAGGTATCAGGATATTTATTCCAATCAAATACATTCTTTATCTTAACTAACTCTTTAGGAACTTCTAATTGTTCCCAATATTGTAATTCTTTTTTTGTATTTCTTTGATATGAGTCTTCTATTAAAGGTAAAGCAATCTTTAAATCTTGTATTTCATATATCTCACCAATCTTACCGGTCTTACTTATAACAACCATGTCGTGTTGTTTATTATAACCGTACTTCCATGTTTTAAGTCTATTCTCTTTCTTTAAAACAGTTGATTTAATATAATCCGGTAAAACCTTGAATAAAGTATTTTCGTACATTATTTTGATCTCCCTTCTGCGAAACCTTTAAACGTTTTTGCCGTAGGTTCTTTTTCGCTTTCTTCTAACATTCTTTCTTCTTCTTCAATCCTACTAAGGATTTCAAAAGCATCAAATATAGCCAACTTCTTTGTTGCCGCTGCATTCTTTAATTTGTCTGCGCTTAAATCATCTTCTCCATTGTCTAGGATAGCCTCTTCAGCAACTTTAATTAACTCAAGAACCGCTTTGTGCCCAGCTTGGACTATATTCCTCTTCGTTTCCTTTATATTCATATTTAATTACAATATCATTAGATTTCATACAATATAATCTCTGATTGTCTATAATGAATTCAAATTCTCCAAAAGGAGTATAACCCACTAAGTCTCCAGGATTGATTTCAAGCTCTTTTAAAGAGTCATTTCCATATTTTAATATACCAATTAGTTTACACTCTTTATCAAGCTTTAAATGGTCTATATTTTTTAATGGCTTTATAAAACATCTATCCCCAAATGATTTCCATTCGGTATCTGTTTTATATAAATATATTTGATCTGAACTACAGAAGTACAAATCTTCTTTAAAGTAAGCTCTACTGTTTTTTTGTTTACCCTTTATATCATAAAATCTTCTAAAAACATTATGATGTATAATTACGGTATCACCAACTTTTATATCTGTTTTATATGCCAATGGTATTGAAACCACTATAGCTGCATTATTTACAGATTTAAAACTTTCTATCTTAGTATTTACTATTAATTCTTTACCATCAATATCAATACTATTTTCATACCTAGACCCCACAGGTTTAACTATGAAATCAAATACTCCGGTCACTTTAATATTCTAAATCGTACTCGACTGAAATAGCCATATTAGAATTAAACTTCTTCCACGGCATTACTTCGTCTTCCTTTTTAATATATATATTGTAGGAGTTGTCTTCTTCGTCAAAGAGTATATGGGAGATCTCATGTCCCCCATAAACGCTTTGATTTAAAGAGTAATGCATTGCGTCATTTTTATAATCTGATCCAATGCTTATCTTACGAATTACAGAATTCATTATTCCTCAGTTGGAATTTCCATTTCAGTATATGAACCATCTTCTAAATTAATATTGACTGCTCCATATTCAGCTTCTAACTCTGATTTAAATTCCTCAATCATTTTATTTAATTCACCAAGTTGATGTAAGAATCCGTGTTTTTGAGATTCTAATACTCCAATGTTTGTTAATAATGATTGCAGATCTTTTTGCTGAGCTACGATTTTTTCTAATTGTTCTTTTGTGATTTGTTTTACTACTTCCATCTGATTTAATTTAATTGTTAATTGTTATTATGTTAATGTTAAAAAATATTTTAATTTATTTATCTGTATAATATTATACTAGTCACTGGTATATTAACAGCGCTTGTAACGCTAGTTACCATTATAGGTAAAAACGTACCCTGATTTAATCCAGAAAATGTAGTATCAGTACTATCCCCAACTAACCTAACGGTAATAGAGGCTGCAGTACCACTAACAGTAAACGCTCCAATAAAAACGGCTGAAGGTTGTGATGCTGTTTCAGGAAAGGCACTTAAAGTTTTTGATATTGCCGCAAAGTCTGGTTGATTTCCAAATTGTCCCATAATTATTTTTTAAATATTTTATTGTATATTCTACTTTTGTTTTTTGTTCCAAGTTTAAATTCTAAAACGGTATTGCCTGGAAAAGAATAATCTTCACCTGGTTCCATTATTTTAGAATTGCCTTCATTATCAATACCCAAAACGGGGAAACCTACGTTTTTCATTGTGATTTCCCCGCTAGGTATTACATTATAAGGTCTATCTTTATCAGGACTATTTTTTTTATAACCTGTTGTTGATAGATTTTTCATTTTATTTTCCGGCTAAACTTAGGGTATAATTTTGAGCCATTGTATTAGCCTTTCTTGCTCCTTCAGTACTAGACTTCATTTTACCATATTCTTTTTTCAAAGCTTCAACAGCATCCGGATTTCTAGCTTCTGCTTTCTTAAGGATTTTTCCGGCGCTATCCGTAATAAACATGTCGTTCGGGGCTTTCTCTAATCCAAGTTCTTTACCAGACCTTAAAGATTTTTCAAAAGCTTTAGGAGCCGTTTTACCAGATTTAACATCAAACTCAGTTCCAGATATAACTTTACCCGTAGGAGCGTTTGAAGCAAATGCCTCAGCTTTTTTCTGCTCATCCGCTGTAGGCCCAAATGCTTTTCTTTTAGCAATAGACTCTTCCATCTTTTCTACTTTTGGATCTTCAGCTGTTTGTAAAAATACAGCAGGTATTCCATATCCGGTTTTTGAACGGTTACCTCTACCGTAATCTTGTTTGTATGCCATTTTGTTTATTTTTAATTGTTATTTATTTTATTCTTGTATATACTACAGTTGCGTTAACTGGTCCTTTCACAATGCATTCTAAAGTATTGTTATCAATAAATGTATAACTGCATTCCGTAGTCCAGTTTGTTTCGTCGCAAATTGATTTAATAACCAATACATTATTTAGTATTCTTATTGATAATAATCTTAACGGGCCTCCATCAACCGTGCTAAACTCAACAACTTGTAATTGGTTTTTAATATCTTTCCAAAATACCATTTGTGTTGCATGGCGATTTGGTTCCCAATATCCAATTAAACTATTAATATTAACTTTTGATTGAGCAAAAATATTAAAACTCAGTAATGCAAATACGGTAATTAAAAATACTTTTTTCATGATTAAATAATATTAGATTTATATAATATTATTATCACGTGTATTTACTGCTTTTTATAAGCTTCCATCTCCCAAGGTAATTTCTTAGACCCCTCTTTCATAGTTGCTCTGGGATATTTCTTTCCCTTCCACATAACATGAGTATCCGTATAGTCTAAATCACCACGTTTCATTTGATCTATATGGACCTTCTCATGAGATATAGTTTTATTCTTTTGTAATTCTAATGGGGATACATCTTTATTAATTAGGATTGCTCCATTATTTTGCGCCATACCTAATATGTTATTATCCATGTCTGTACTATAGATCGGAGTATTATCCATATTATAAGGTGCACCCTTCATTAAGAATGCCATATTAGCACTTCTTCATTTTAGCCGCGCTCATTTTAGCTGGTGCTTTCATATAAGCAGCAGATTTCATTTTAGCAGGAGATTCCATTTCCTTTGCCATAGACTTTACTGAAGATACAGCTTTTTTAACTTCTTTATTTTTCATTGCTGCTTTAGCAATTTTTTTTACTACCTTTTTCATTTTTATTTTTTGTTTAATAAATCAACCGCAAAATTAATCGCGGCTGATATAAATTATTATTATGCTATTGCTACAGAAGTAACTTGAGATCCTGCTGGCAATGCTACAGCAACAACTTGTCCTCCAGGAACAGCAGCGATAGCCGCGTTAATCGCAGTAAGTACTTCTACTGCTTTAGCAGCGGTTGTAGTAAGCACAATGTTCTCACCTGCAGTAAAAAGAGTTACAGCATTAGCAGCTGTTGCGAAAATACCGGTAATTGTATTTACATTAACTAATCTAGGTCCTGCAGCATAAGCTGTTGCGCTAGTTACAGGAATTGAAATAAAATTTGTCATTTTGTTTTGGTTTTAATTGTTGGTTATTCTTTTATTTTTTTGCTTTTAAAGTAATCTAAAATACGTATACATGTATATACAATAGACACTAATAATAATACTATTTTTAAAGTAGATTCTACTCTATCACTAAGACTTACTATGAGTGCTACCGCATTTAGTAAATACATTTTTAGATCGGGTGTATGCATTATCTTCTCGCTTTTGCTCTTTGTGTTATAGGCTCAGGCGAACAACTCGGTTGATCAAATCTAAGTTTGATTCCATCTTTTCCAGAACTAGATCCTTTACCTTTTGGATAACCAGTCGTGTCAAACGGTCCGTCCCATAAAGCGTTCGCTCCTACACCTGACATTTTAGCTTCGGTGTCAAAAGGAGTCATTGGGTGTATTTTTGCTTTTACATTCATAATTAATTGTTTTCAAAGCCCAGTGCGGGCGTTATACTTGTGTCTACTCCTTGTGGTGGCATCAAAGGGCCATCTTGTAATAATTCTGGATTTGCTAATTGCATAATTGGTGCTTCATTCCCGGGCACTGTTCTTGTAAAAGTATCTGCATTGGCATCACCATATATCCCTTGTACTGCCATTGGATTTCCAATTGCTTTTGGGTTAATCGGAGCAGGTTGCATTGCAGACGGATTAACCGCGGCAGGAATAGGTTGAGCAGGTTTAACTCGAGTGCCAGTAACACGAATCGGCTTAGTTGGATTGTACTTTTTAGGTACCCTTGTTGTTGTATTGGCATTTGCTTTTGGCGGTGCTGCAACTGTGGGTACTGTATTAGTCATTGCTCCTGTACCTTGTTGTAATTGTTGTGCCTGCATTGCTCTAGTGGCCGCGTTACTCATAGCCCCTGATAAACTTGTTCCAAACGCGTTTGATAATTGCGATTGTGGCAACGGTTGTACCGGCATCTGTGATTGGTTTTGTTGGCTAGCTAGATTTGCCATCGAACCTATCAATGATCCAAATTGGTTCAAAGGACTATTCTTCATTTTATATGCCATGATTCCTTGTTTTATCTTTGTTCAAATGATCTATTGCGGTTTGCAATACTACATCTGTATATGTTTTACCTTTCATTATACTATTATTCCTTGGTCTTGTTGGAATATCTTCTTCACCTAGCATTATACGATACATTCGGTTTATCAGTTGTTTACACTTAAATGAAACTTTGTATATGTTGTATTTTTGGGTTGTATGGTTTCTATTTCGCCACACTACTATCCACCCTTCTTTTAACAAATTGTTCCAGCGTTTATTGTCCCAACTGTAAGCGTACGTACCAATCTTATAATCTTGCTTGGTAAAGAATTCCATGCAATCAAAGTATATTAGCAATTCTAAATCAGAATCGGTTAAATTATTATTTCTACAAGCCCATCTGCGTATCAACCTGTAATGTTTTAATAAGCCAAGACTTTTTACATCCTTTGCTTCTAGCTTTCTCATAAAACAATTACAACGTCTTGTAACTTTATAACCTTATAATCATGACCTTCAAATTCAATACCGTGACCGGCACTTTTGTCATAATAGATAATGTCTCCAACGTTCAACACTTTTATCTCATCACTTATAGAAACTATAACAGCTTCTTTATATCTTATATTCTCTTTATCTTTTTCTGCTAAAAGTAAACCGCCTTCCGTTTTGCTTAACCCCGTTTTCTTTAACGAAATTATAATGTTGTTACCTATTGCTTTCATGATACGCGTAAATTATTAATTACACAATCAGTTGATAATATAGTAACAGCTACAGATGCCGCATTTCTTAGTGCAGATTTTGTAACTAATAATGGATCAATAATCCCCGCTTCAATCATATTAACAATATCGCCAGTCATTACATTTAATCCATCACCTTCTACAAACTTAGTCATTGTATCTTCCATTCCTGCATTTATCAGGATCGTATTGAAAGGGGCTTTAATTGCATCGAGTAAAACCCATTCTCCGGTATTAACTCCAGTTAATGTTTGGGATGCGTTTAATAAAGCAATTCCCCCTCCTGGAACAATACCTTCTTTAATGGCTGCTTTAGTTGCACATATCGCGTCTTCCACTCTATCTGCTTTTTCTTTTAATTCAACATCTGAATTAGCGCCCACTTTTACAACAGCAACTTTTGCGGATAATCTTGCTAATCTTCTTTCTAATCGAATAACTTCAGCGGGATTAAGTTTACCTTCAAGTTGTGTTTTTAATTCATCAATTAATAGTTGTACTTCTTCAGTTGTACTATTAACTTGTAATATTGTCTCTGAATCATCGGTTATGGCTTTTAAACAACTACCTAAATGTTCTGGTAGTATTAAATCCATATCGTCACCTAAATCCTCATTTATAATTGTTGCGCCAGTTAATAAGGCAAGATCCATTAAGGTATCTTTTTTATTAACACCATAAGTTGGCGCATTAATTACATTTACTTTTATATTTCCTTTTACTTTATTCATTGCAAGAGCAGATAGAACGTTTGTTTCCATATCTGCAATAATCAATAAAGATTTATTTGCTTTTATAACGTGTTCAAGTACTGACTGTATTTGTCTGATACTCTCCACTGGTGATTCAATAATCAATACGACAGGATTTTCTAATTCTGCAATCCTTTTGTTTGGGTTAGTTATAAAATGTGAATTAACTAGACCTTTATCGTATTGTACGCCTTCAATTACTTCTATTTCTGTTTCGGCTGATGCTGATGTTTCCATCATTACAATTCCTGTTTCTCCAACGGATCTAAACGCATCGGCAATAATCTTACCTAATACTGGATCATTGTTAGTTGAGATAGTTGCAATATTGTCAATCATATCTCCTGTAACCGGTACTGCAATTGATTCTAAATAAGTAATCACCTGATTAGTCATTGACTCAATACCTTGCTTTACCTCTCTTGCATTATGTTTAGCTTGAACTTTGTAAGCTTCATTTAATATTGCATGAGCTAATACAGTTGCGGTAGTTGTACCGTCCCCCGCTTCTTTAACTGTTTTGCGAGCAGCTTCTTTTAAAAGTCTTGCCCCCATATTTTCAACTGGGTCCAATAAAATAACACTATCTGCAACGGTAACTCCGTCCTTTGTTATAATTGGTCTCCCCTGATTATCTTCTAGCATTACACATTTACCACCAGCACCAAGCGTTGAGCTTACGGCTTTTGTTAACTTTGTAATACCTTCGAACACTTTATCTTGAGCATCTTGCCCAAAGCTAAGATTCTTAACTATTGCATCTGACATAATTTAATTTGATTTGATTTGATATAGTATATATATCACATGTTTCTACAGCTTTTTACCCCACTGATTAAAATAGCTTGTATTCAAATATAAATCCATATCCACTAGGATTATCCAATTGCATATAATACCTAGCTCCAATATTAATCTTTTTAAATTCTAATAATATAGTTCCGTATAAATAAGGATTAATCAAACTAGCGTTTACGGTTTGAACCCCAAGGTAACTATGCAACTCCGGCTTTTTAAACCATCCAATCGCTTTGTCTTGAACTGTAATTATTTCATCTTTTTTAAAAAGGATACTATCCTTAATTTTTATAATTTCTACAAGTTCATTGTTTTGATCTTGCAGGTTTTTTATGTTTTCATTTTTTATTTTTAAAAGCTGTTTACATATATCTCCTTTAACAAGATCCTTAACAACCTCTCTTGCTAAGCTTTCATTTAATACTATCTTTTTGATTGTATCGTTCTGCGAAATACCTTTGAAGCTCACTAAAAGCAATAGTATCAATAATCTTAATTGTATCATGTTCTAATTGTATTAATGTCCTTTCTTTTTGGATAATTATTTTGTTGTTTGATTTTAAGCTATCAAATTTATTCCAATGCAATTCCTCCATCTGCTCCAACGCTTTAATCTCTTTCTCTAATTGATTTTTTTCCAATAGCAGTTCATTAGTTTTTTGAATTCCATATAGTGTATATAATGCAAACACAATTATTAACACAACCCCAACCCATTGTGATTTTATAAAACTCATTACTTTATTTTTTTGTACCATTCGTTTGTTAATTTTATTCTTTCATCTAAACCAATAGTTCCTCCATTAACTCTTTTTGAAATTTTTTCAATAGAGTCTTTAGTCACAGTGCTGGCGATAGGTAGCAATCCATTTTTTTTAAAAAAGAATAAAGCACTTTCAAAATAGTATTTTGTTCCAACTAACTCAGGATTAGCTACACAATCTTCTTTAATAAAATCCGAAAATTCTTTAAAGTTTGATTTACCGGTTAATTGCAAAGCACCGGCCCCCCTGTATTTCCAGCCATCTTTTGACGCCTCGTCTCCATTGCCCATTCTATTAGCATATGTTCTTGATGCAATCAAATCTGGTTTTCTTGCATAAGTAGCAGCTTGCTCAGTCGTAAAATACTTAGGAAATATTTTTCTTAATCCATCGGCTGAATAATTAACATTTTCCCTCTCCGATTTAAAATGCCCACTTTCATGCTCAGCTTGCCCAAGTATATGCGCTAGTTGCTCATCAGTTACCGCCCAAGCCTCTTTTATTTTTGCAAATGATTGCTTACCCAAAATCCCATCAGCTGTTAATCCCAACTTTTTTTGCAAATCAGCTAGCTTACTCATCCTCTTTTTTATCCTTATTAAATACTGTTCCTGCCATAGATATTCCAAAACTAACTGAAGTTAATATTAAGAACCCATTAAATATGAATTCTTCTATAACTAATTTATTACCAATTATTCCTGTTATAACGTCTGCTATTAAAGTAAACACCATCATAAAAAAAGAAACTACTCCAACGAATGATTTCTCATTTATATCGTTATTATCACTAATTAAATTTTTCCAAAATCCCATAATTATTTTATTGTGTCTTTAACGGTTATTGAATCTTTATTTTTACCAAGTACCTTGTCAAAGAATGATCTTTTTTTAGGTAATTTATATTCATTTATTTTTTTATTGGCTACTATCAAACAATCTTTTGTAATAGCTATTTCCTCTTTTAGATTAGAGTTTTCAGTTTTAAGATTAGAATTTTCTGATTTAAAAACATCTTTCTGATAAACAACTTTCTTAACATCGTCTTCTAAACCCTCTGTTTTTACTAATAGACTATTCATTTTCTCTATGTCGTTAGAGAATAAAGAATCCATAGTTACAACGTCTTTGTTTTTTTCCGTAACAGTGGATTTATTACAAGCCACTGCTAACAATATAAATAGTATAAATATCTTTCTCATTATTTCAATCCTTTAATTTGGTCTAACAATTCTAATTTGGCAGCAGCTCTTGCTAATGTACTATCTGACTTTTTAAGCCTTTCGTCTAATAGATCTACTTTTTTAGTTAGCTGTTCAACATTAATACTACACTTATCTATTTGTGATATATAATTCATTTTATTGTCTATGTATAAATAGCCCACAGCTAATACCACCAAAAACAATAGCCCCTTTACAGGATCTTTAGAAAATTCTTTAAAACTTATTGGCATTTCCATATTTTAATTAATGTTATAAATATTATTTTTAATTTTTTTGTTATTAAATTTGCTTTTTTAAGTATATTTTAAATTACCTACCTTGCCCTTTATATAATTTCTTGTAATTCTTAGAATCTTTTAAACTTGATGTTTTGGATTTTGAGTGAACTCCAGGTCTTGATATGTTTTTTTCAACTTTTATAGCGGTTACAGTTTGTTTTGCCATTTTGTATATTGTTTTTTATTTTTATCCTATTTCTTCTACTATAATACTTGATGGGTATATATCGCTAGCGCAAGCGCTTTCTATATATAAGTCATATGGAACATATCCGTTAGTTAGCACGGTAATATCGCTGGTTGATGTTGCTCTTGTGTCATACGTAGAATTATATGGAAATATTATGCCTCCATTAACTTGAAGTCTTATATTGGTACCTGTATCATATACATTAAGAAAGCACTCAAACCTACAATAACTAGTGTTACCATCGTTGCTAACTGATCCAACATGACTAGGAGATATTAAATACTTTCCTACGCCAACTTCATCTAACCCTATTTTTAAATTAACTGCACTATTTGCTTGTGTTATTCTAAAATACATAGTTATTTTTATAGTTCTACCGGAGTTAATATTTGGTTTTTCAAAATAACTTGCCAGTAAACTTATGCTACCTTTACTACCGCCTATTCCGCTTGTTGCGCCAAATACGGATCCGTCAGGGGCAACCAGGGGAGCAGCCGAGTCGGGCATCTGAAAACTATATATAATCTTAGGTGTCCACCCTGATGTTAGGTTTGATATTTGATTTGGTCCTGAACTAAAAGTTGTAAATGCTGGCATATTTTTTTATGTTAAAGTTTTTCTTAATATAAGTCTTGATGTTGTATTAATGTTTATTGGATAAGTATTACCTAAATTATTATATACATATAATTTTATTTCTGTACCGTTCCATTCTACATCAAAAGTAATGCCGGAGGTATCGCCCATTGATAGTATATTATCATTGGACCAGACTATTACGGAACCGTCACCATTAAATATTGCTCTAATAGTCCCGCTTTGCATAATATTATTAGCAGAATCTTCTTGAATTACATAATCCGTAAAGAATCCTGAATATATACTAGCACTTAAAAACAAAAGAACGTCACTTCCTCCATCATTTGCTACCCCAGTAGTAGGTGCCCAAAAATGAGGGTAACCTTTAGCATCTATAGAGTTTTTAGCAATGCCTAACGTATCACTACCTATAAAATTGTCTCCTAAAGGTCTTTTAAACGCGTCGAGTCCTATAAAAGTATTTCTATCTCCTTCAATATACTTACCAGAAGAAGCTCCTAAAACGGTATTATTTAATCCTGTTGAATTGCTAGTAAATGCTGATTCCCCCACGACTGTATTACCTGCCAGGTTCCCAGCTCCTCTACCAACGGTAATTCCGTTTATTAGCGCGTCTCCATTAACATCAAGTAGTTTAGCAGGTGTTACGGTTCCTAATCCTAACCTATTGTTAGTATCATCCCAAAAGAAATTTGCATTATCTTGAGTAATTGTAGTTCCATTAGAGAATAATACCGACCCACTTGTTAAACTTGGTAATGTAAACTTACCATTAAATGCACTCCAATCTGTTGAACTTAAATAACCATTCTGAGAGGCGCTCGATTGTAATATTGATAATGTTCTATCTGCAGTTAAATCACCACCACCTTGTAATGGAGATGTTGTGCTTATATTTCTTGTTGTTGGAACTCCACCTAATCCGCTTAGTGTATACTCAGGAACATTCAATACCCCTCCTATTAAAGTAGAAGCGCCTGAAGAACCAGTAATTGTTAAAGATGTAAACGTTGCCGCGGGAGGCGTTGGTATATTTAATGTATTTGATACAAAAGTGGCCGCTCCCGTACCTGTTGTTGTAAGAGTTATTGTATTTTGTTTTCCATTAAACGCACTCCAATCAGTGGTGCTTAATGCTCCTCTATTTGATGCAGATGCTGTTGGTAAATTAAATGTATGGGTATCTGTTACAGATGATATATTAAAATCAGAACCTGATGTGCCTACGGCAAAATTTTGTACCTGTGCAGTTAATCCATTTAAAGCAGTTAACCCTGTTGAGAATGTTGTTATGATTTGTGATAAATGACTATTCTCAGTATGCATAGTTATTGTTCTACCACTATGTGTAACATAGAATCTAACTGCCAATCTATCCGTAACAAGTAATACTGTAGAAGGCACTGCTATTGCCGTTAAATATAAATCTATACTTGTACCGCCCGTAATATTTTCAGGAGTTGCTGATGAAGAAGAAATTAATGTAAATGCAGCACCGTCGTATTTATATAATTCAACATAGAATGAAGGACTTCCTCCTCCTGACGAAGCGCTAAAATAAGTTTCAAAATTCCAATTACCTGCAGGTATTAATAATTTATTTGGATCTCCTGCGTCTGTAATAAACTGAGCAATATATCCATCTGCATTTATAGTAAAATCTGTACCTGCTCCAATAACAGGGATACTATTCATTTCTTTATATGCAACACCTCCTATTGTACCTTGAGACACACTACCATTTAAGTAATAAGATACAGAAGCGCCGCCACCGCCACCGCCCGGGTTATAAGTAGCTAAAGCACCATCTCCTCTTATATATTGGCTTGCAGTACCTGCTCCTGTAACAGCAATTGCACCTGCTCCTGTTATTGGACTATTTGAAACAGTAAAGGCTACAGGCATTGTCAGTCCTACACTTGTTACTGTGCCACTATTTGCATTTGATAATGTACCTGCTGATAAACTAAGTCCCGTTCCAATAGTAATCTCTTCCATTACACCTGTCCCTGCTGTACTTCTACCAATAAGTTTATTAGTAGCCATTGAGGTAGAGATAACTGGCGCAGAACCTCCTGATGAGGTTATTGGTCCTGTTGCAGTAACTCCTGTAATAGTACCAACACTCCAAGTCCTATCAGCTGTTAAGTCATAAGCAGTTCCGTTTATTGTAAGCGTTCTACCTGTTGGAACCCCTCCTAATCCCGCTAAAGTATATCCGGGAACATTTAATACCCCACCTATTAAGGTTGATAATCCAAAAGTTCCAGATGTTGTAAGTGATGTAAATGCCGCGGTTGGAGGGGTTGGTATATTTAATACATTAGCTATTAAAGTAGCTGCTCCGGTGCCTGTAGTAGTTAAACTTGTTATACGATTTGTATAAGCCGTATTCCAATTTGCAGAGTCGTCGGTAATATAAGATATTACGCCAGACGTAGACTTAACTAACCCTGTGCCTGATAACGCGTTTTGTTTTCCGTTGAAAATTCCCCAATCAGTAGAACTTAAATATCCATTAACTGTTGAACTAGACTGGTTTATTGTAACTGTACCAGCTGTATCTACCAAAGGAGATGTGAATGTATAAGACGCCCCGCCTCCTGAATACTGTGGTATATTAAGTGTTGAACCAACTAATGTTGCAGCACCACTCGTTCCAGTTACTGTTAATGTTATTGCATCCTGTTTTGCGTTCCAAGTTGAAGCAGACGCTATCCTTGAATCTGCAAGAGTTCCACTCCATCCTAATGTTAATGAAACACCTTGTAACAATGAAGTATTAGGTGTTCCCCCTAATGTTAGCGTTACATTTGTATCATTAACTCTTGTGAGTGCGGAAGGTGTAATTACAGGTATACTTAACGAATAATCGGGTATATTTAGAGTGTCCGCTACAAACGTAGCCGCTCCGGTGGAACCTATAGTTGTTAATGTTATACTATCTTGTTTTGCATTCCAATATGCGGCAGAAGCTATTCTATTGTCTGCTAGTAATCCGGTCCAACCTACAGTTATAGACACGTTGTTAAACAAAGCGTTAGCGGGCGTTCCTCCT